AATTTTGTTTGTAATATACTTTATTATCCGCTCCTGTATTATCGGAATTCTTTAGATAATAAAGTATATAGGGCGGCTGTTTCACCTTTAACCCGGATGATTGAAAGCTATGATATACAACAGGCAGACCAGTAGAATTCAAAACATTTTGTAATCCTTTAATATCCATATCATTCACCTGCCGTCATTTCTATTGCCGCATCTATTTCCTTTTCTGCTTTCTCACAGTTTGGAGCAATATGCGGAATACCCTCTACACGTCCACCATCTTTTTTCGCATGTCCGTTTTCAAGAAGATGAGTTAGTTGCCAATCTGTTTTATTATGAATGGTATATTGGATATTCAAATTGTTTTCAAAGTCCTTTGTTGCTTGCCATCCTTTAGCATATTTACCGCCGTTAGTTTTCCTGCGTGGAGAATCACGTTTAATGTTTTCTGCTAATTCCTTTGACTTATCTGTAATAATATTCTTAATTTCTTTTGTCTTTTCATCGGAAAATTGTTGCAGAGAAGCGGTAATAGTATCAGCGAAGTTAGATGAATCACATTTAACCGTATCACTCATTGCCTATCTCCACCTTTCCATATAATTCCGTCATTTCGTCAACAGTATCATATACACGATAAATGGTATAAACCGTACCGCTGTCATTAGCAGGATATCTTAACTTTGCTTCGCCTTTATATTCGTCCGTTCGTACTAAAAACATTGCAGCGGGTTTAATACCGTTTTGTCCAGCAAGGAAAAATTCTGTTTGCGGAACACTCTTCTTAGCACAATAAACCTTATGGTATACTGTCTTAGTCGGATCAACTACTTGTTGTCCAAGTTCATCCGTTGTATATCCTTCTGTGATAAGTTGGACTGTTTTATTAAAAAATGTATTCCCTGTTTTATATCTCATAGAGTATCAACCCCATATTGTGATACTTGATTTAATAATTCTGATTTTTTGTATTGATAACGATCTACATAAAATTCTTTATCTGGATTCTCAATACCAAAATATGCCTTGACATATAAAGTGATGGCTTGCCTTACATTGCCATCATCTATAGTATCAATTGTATTCCCGTCTGAATCCTTAAGGCCATAATCATTAAAGGCATCAGGTTTTACGCCCGACGCCTTTAAATCATCTATAGCTTGCAATATAAGGTCTGCTATCTCATCATTAAAACCAGTATCATCATCTGTAATACGTAAAGATTTTTTTATTGATGATAATAGTGACATTTATATCACCTTATTAAGCTTCCGCTTTAGTCAACTTTACAAATGCTTCACCAAGTGCCGGTTTGCAGTCAAACATAGCACTACCACGGAAGTCAATGGAATTGTTACGGAAGCCACTTTCAGCAGAAGAATCAACGGTAATATTCTGGCTAAGATTACCCACAAGATAACGGAAGTTGCCCAAATAAACATCATGTTCTGCGACTGAATCAGAGAGCATTACAGGATAACCCATAATCACATAACTATTAGTAGTCGCATCACGCACGACAAGATCATTTTTGGATTTATCCATAATCGGCATAAAATCCTCATACAGCGTCTTTTTGCTCATAAGCATCTTTGCATTATAATCATATCCACCTTTAAGCAGTCCGATAAAGCTGCAAACATTAGCATATGTAAGGGAAGAAGCAGCAGCAACTGTAAAACTGTTGGTATCGTCCCATGTATTAGCTTTTTCAACGCCTGTCGGTTCAGATACGCCACTACCGTTAATAGACATATATTCAATCTGGCGTGCAATATCTTCCGCAAGAATCTGAGTCAACCAACCTTCAAACGCATCGATCGCCATCGTCTGGACGGTCTTAGAAATGCTGATAATCTTAATAAACTCATAGCTGCCAAGATCAATAGATGCAATTGTATCGGAAGCAGGTGTAACAGTTGCATTTTCTGTATGCTGTGCCACACTGTCTCTAACATTTTCTGTCGCAAACTTCACATCTCCGGCAACTTGAAGCAGAGTCATTTCATTAAGAATTGGAGCAACCTGCTTAATTTTGCTGATAAGCTGATCCGCTGTCTGTGTTGGAATAGCAACTCCAGCACTATCAGAAGCAGAACTATAAGCCCTCTGTTCTACTTCATTGAGCTTCACACCCTGAAGATGTTTAAGAAATGCAGAACGATATTCTTTGGAATCGCGTGTATATGTTTTATCTTCCATGTTATTAATTTCCTCCTTTGGCTTTTCAATGGTAATACCATCTACAAGTTTCATCCTCTTCTCAATACCAGTAAATTCTGTATCAAGATTTTTAAGTTCGGTTGTAAGAGCATCAAGGTCAATACCCTCTGCATTTGCTTCAACCTGACTGCGGATTTCTGCTTTCCTCTTATTAATATCGAAAATTCTTTCAGTTAATTTATTCATATAGATCATTATCCTTTCAAATTTAATATAGTGTTTTAAGAATTAAGGCTTTACGCTTTTGTTCAGACTTGATTTTATTTCGCTTTTCTATATATTCAGCCTTTGCGCTATCCAGCGTCTTCTTCGCACTGTCCAGTGTTTCCGAAGATCGGGCAGAAATATCAGTTTGATCGTATGCGGGGAACGACACAGCACTAACCTCTATAACTTTCGCAATATCGGTTATATGGCGTGTAGGCGTTTCAGTATCCAGCCCTTCCCAGTTTTCTCCTCTGACATAAAAAATGAATGACATTCCATTAATGTCACCCCTCTGAATGGAACTGTATAATGCTTTGGCTTCCTGATTGTTATCTACATCAAGATTTGCTCTGATTGCAAGGCCGGTATTGTCAACCTGTAATTGCAATGTGCTATTCGCATTATTGTTTCGACTTCTGGCAAGTGGAATCCTATCAAGATCATGATTGATAGACATAAGAACATCGGTAAAATCCGTCTGACTAAAAGCCCCACGGTCGATAATTTCGTTGAACATACCGCCAATATCAGTTGTTTGATCAAATACCGCTGCATGACCTTGTAGTACATTACCTTCCGGCTGTACTGTTAAATCAGGCATTCCAAATGACCTATATTCTTTAGTCCCCATCTTAGGTAATTGTGTTTTGTTCTTCATTCTGTGAATCACCCCCTTCCGCTGATTGTGTTACTCCTGATAATTTATCCTTTTGAGCTTGTAATTGATATTGATTTGCTATAGAAGTATCAATATAATTTAGGCTTTGTAAAATCTTATCGGCATCGGCAGGACGTTCAATATTAAGAATATCTGCAATGGTTCCTTTGGTAAGGACACCCAAATCCTTTACGGCATTAATCATATTGACTTTACTTGTCATGCTCATGTAGCTTAATTTGTCACCGACAAATACGACTTCATTTCCAAATCCAATTTCACGTTGAGAAAACAGTTTAGCATTCATTTCTTCGGAAATCTGTAAAGCCAATGGTTCCAATATTCCTTCATAGAATGCTGTAAATTCATCCTCTGTGTATGTACCTTTTACAATATTCTCATTTACTCCAAAATAGGTATAAACCTGTTCATTCACCAATTTAGAATTTTTATCGTCAACCAGAACCGGTTTACTATCTATTGGAGTATAATCACCTTTGCTATCCATAACGATAATGCCGCCATTATTTTGAGTATCAAAGAACTGATCCTTAAAATTGTCTCGCTTTTCCTTGATATCATTAGGTTGCAAACTGCCTATTACTTTATAAATTCCACGAATAATAGCAGACGATTTAACAGCATTAATAATTCCCTGCGATATTGTATGGAGAAGATTTACAACAGGATAAAGCGGTTTATTGTTTGTCTCTGAAAAGAAGTCATTCTTATAGATATTTCTCCGTAGAATGATTACATCGTCAGTACTTGCAACTACTTTCTTTCCTGTTGAAAAAGTAAATTCCAAATATAAATCACCGTATTTATTTTCTTTCAGTTCGGCTTGCGAATAGCTAAAAGGCCATAAGGCAGTTACATTTCCTAAGTCGTCACGTTCCACATAAATATAAGCGTTATTATCCATTTCATAGCAAGTAGCTATCTTGTATAAAAATGTATATGGACTCATATCAGGATTCGGGCGTAAGGTCAATAAAGTATTCAGGGAGTCGTTTACAGTTGTCCCTTTTAATCTATGTACCATTGTAGTGGTATAGTGAACTTGTAACACTCCTGCCTAATGGATTACAATATCTGCTTAGAAAAGGAGTACGCCATGCAAACGATTACTGAGGAAACCAAGAAGAAAGTTGTAAAGCTACATATTCAGGAC